GGCAAGCCTACAACCTGAGCGGCGGCTCCTCTGGGCTATGCTGAAGCGTTGGATCTTGGATTACACGGGAGCTTGCTCGAGAACGAACCGAGAAGCCTATCCCCTCGAGGCCCGCTTCGATGCCGTTGAGTGGGCATGGAGCGACACCATCGAACCGTTTAGCTACCTTTGGGTATGCGACGTCCTTGGCCTCGACGCTGGATGGCTGCGCCGCAGTGCGGACAAAACCGCCAGTCGCGCTGAACTGTTGGGGCCTCTCCTTGGCAGAATTGGCAGCCTTGAGATTTGAAGATATCAGGCACCGCAGCGTCGGAGACGTGGTACTCACGCTCGACGACCCACTTCCGTTTGACGAAGAGCTCATGAATAACGTCACCTTTGTCTGAGACCCAGACCCGCTCCATGTCGTTGCTGATTTTGAGCATGATCTTTTGACGCCCTCGCTTGCTGGTGGCGAGGGTGGGGAAGTCAAATATCTCTGTGCCGTGTCGGTGCTGTATCATTATGAGGCTTCGAGAATAAGCATCTCGATGGTGCGGCTCATGCTGAGGTTTCTACGTTCTGCGATCTTGCGCAGCTTGTCATGGATATCAGGACGCATGGCAAGCATGATGCGCTTTCGCTTTTCGCTCGGCTTGGCTTTTGGTCTCGGCATAGGCTCCCCAAACATGCTTTGGGGAGTCATCTCACCGTTTCATGCTTTAACTGTTGTTTACCTTTTCCTTGACCTTATCGGCAAGGGAGGAAAGCAAGGCATGACCACCGTCTGCTGCGGTGAGCAGCTTCACCTTGATCGCCCAAGCTTCAAACTCCAAGAGCGGCATCTTTTTGACCTCTCTCCACATCCCGTTTGACCGGCACCGCCAGATGGTGGCTGCATCCCCGTTCTTGGTCACTCGGTACACTTCATCATTCACTTGTTCCGTGCGTAGAAGCACGCGCTCGCTTTTCTCTTTCATGGTTAGTTGCTCCAGTAAACCTACGTTCTATAGGTATTTAATAGTTATATAACTATTGGAGCGAAGAAAGCCAGCAAAGCTTACAAGCAAGCTAGGCTTAGGCTGCTTTTTTCTTCTTAGGGGTAAAAGACAGGCTCTTGGCAGGGCTTCTATCGACGCCAAATCGGCGTTTATCGTACCACTCAACCATCTGCACCGACTTATGGCGGGAGAACTCTTGCACCTCACGGTGAGGGGTGCCGTCGGCAAGGAGCTTAGTGATGGCCGTTGCTCGAGCAGAGTGGGGGGTATACGCACCGCTTAGGCCAGCAGCCTCACAGGCACGCTTAAAGATGAGATACACCGAGGCATCGGACATGGGTCTTTCCGTTGGCACCGTGCCCCCCTTGCCGGTCCACGTGACAAAAAGCGGGTCATCCTGAGCCGCGCCCGCTTCGATACGCTCTTCCACAAGTGACCACACCGCTTCAGCCGCCCACTCGGGGAGGGCTTGCTGGTGGTCTTGCCCATCCTTGGTGCTTCGTAGCAGCAGAAACGTCGTGCCTGCTGAGGTCAGTGCCACGTCCCCGATCAGTAGCTTCACAACCTCACAACGACGCAGCCCGCCTCCAAACAAAGCGCAGATGATGGCACGGTCTCGCGTTGCTCTTGGCCCATCCTCAATGGCGTCTATGACCAATGGCACATCGTCAAAATTCAGCGCTTCAGTATCGCGTTTTCGTCCTCCTCGAGCGTTCGGAACTGGCACAAGGTGAGGGGAGAAGGGGTTTGCGTTTGTGTAGCACCCATGGGCTACGAGAACCTCGTAGAGCTTCCGCAGGCACATGATCTTCTTCGCTATGGTTGCGGGGCTATGGCTTGAACTTGCTACCACAGGGGCAGGCTTGCCCTCTCTTCGCGCCAGCCGATTGATTCGTGGCGCTTGTCCCTTTTGACGTTTTAGCTGTTGCACATAGGCAAGGGCATGGACAGGCAAAGCGCCAGCCATCAGCTCAGCGGCGATTTTAGTGCCCGCTTTTGCGCCAAGAAACGCGCTGTATTCCTTGATGATAGAGAGATAAGTGCGCTGCGTGGTAGGGGCAAGCTGAGCCAGCCAAGCTGCCACCTTTAACCAGAGGACATGTCTCTCAGTAACTTCCCTTACAAGGGTCATCCACTCCACGCTCCACATTATGAGTCGGCTGACTCGGTGTGTGTCTTAACTAAAGGCGCCACAATTAGTTTTCAAACAGTCTTCTCCAACTACCACGTTTAGCCATGATCGCGATGACGTGTATCATTGTGAGAGACACTAACATGGCACCATTTAACGAAAAAAATCCCCTTCAAAGCCTTACCATCTGGGGCTCCGTTCTCAGTTTGGGAGCGTGCTTAGAAACCCTTCATGAGGCCCTTCAGATGGTCCCTGCGGAGGCTTTACCGTCTCGGGCAGGCACAGCCCTTACCGCCACGGTGGGCATACTGGGCGCAGTTTTGTCGATTATAGGGCGAGTGAAAGCAACCAAGAAAATTAGGTTATAGAACGTGGAAAAGAAGAAAAGGCGCGAAGGACGCCCCAGCAAGCTCGACAACCTAGAGGTTATTGAGCAGGCAGGAACACTTTGCAGGCTTTTCGGAGCAACCGACGAGCAACTAGCTGAATTTTTTAAGGTAACTCGGGACACGGTAAGCAACTGGAAGTTGCGCAAGCCTGAGTTTTTCAACACCTTAAAAGATTCTAAAGCGGAAGCAGACGACAAAGTCGAGGTCAGTTTATTTAAGCGTGCCACGGGCTACACCCGCACGGTGGAGCGGCTTGGCCCTGGGGGCGTTGTGGTGCCGTGCGTCGAGGAAATGCCGCCCGACCCTGTGTCGTGCATCTTCTGGCTCAAGAACCGCAGGCCTAAGCAGTGGCGCGATAAGCAGGAGGTTGAGCAGGTAAACCTTCAGCCGATGCAGGTGCAATTTGTCGACGCTCCGAAACAGGAATCGATGGCCGAGTGGCTCAAGCGAAGGCAGACAGATGACAAATCCTCGTGACTTTGACGACGCGCAGGTTCTCTTCAAGGCCGCTTTGGTCGACGCCTACCAGCTCTTGAGCGAGAGCGACGATCCCCTCTGGCAGGAGGCAACGCCCGCAACCCGCAAGCACCTTGCCCGTATGGTAGCTGAAAACAAGATGGTGGCGCTTGGGTACGTGCCCTCGAGCTGGACTTATCGCGGAACGTGTCGGAAATGCGGCACCGTACCGCTTGAGGAAGCGACCGATGGGGAGCTCGTCGGCTGCCCATGGTGCGCGGCTGGTTCGGTCCCTCACGTTTATACCTTTGTATGATAAACACATGGGCACCACAGGAGGGACCGCAAGCGGAAGCCATAACTGCAACATGGTGCGATGAGCTCTTTTTCGGTGGTGCTCGAGGAGGTGGAAAGAGTGACTTTCTCCTTAATGACTACGCGCAGGACATCAACCGCTACGGCAAGCACTGGCAGGGCATCCTGTTTCGTAAATCGTACCCAGAGCTCTCAGGGCTAGTGCAGCGCTCTCACTCTCTATGGTCTCAGTCGGGAGCAGAGTGGAAGGAGGCAAAGCACCAGTGGCAGTTTCCAAACGGTGCGATATTACGCTTTCGTCATCTCGAGCGAGACCTCGACGCGGGGCGTTATCAGGGACACCAGTACCCTTGGATAGGGTTCGACGAGCTCACCAACTGGGCAAACCCTACGGCGTACAACATGCTCAAGGCGTGTAGGCGGTGGGCAGATGCAGAGCTACCGACCAAGCGTGTTCGCGCCTCCGGCAACCCTGGGGGTGCGGGGCACCAGTGGGTGAAGGACCGCTTTATTGACCCAGCGCCAGCCGGTTTTACTCCTCTTCAAGACCCAGAGACCAAGTGGTGGCGGCTCTTTATCCCTTCAAAAGTGAGTGACAACCGCATCCTTCTTCTAAACGACCCCAACTACATCAACACCCTTCGCGGCATCGGCTCAAAGGAGCTCGTCCGCGCATGGTTAGAAGGCGATTGGTCAGTTATCACGGGCGCGTATTTCGACACCTTTGAGACCACCCGCAACGGCAAGCCGTGGCACGTCATTCAGCCGTTTGAGATCCCCGACTATTGGCCGAGGTTTTGCGCGTATGACCACGGCTTTGCGTCCCCGTTCTGTAATCTGTGGTTTGCTGTATCGGATGGCACCATGCCACGAATCCCCAAGAACGCGCTTGTGGTCTATCGCGAGCTGTACGGTGCGGTAGGCCCCAACGAGGGGCAGCGCCTTACGCTCAAGCACATAGCAGAGATGATCCGCTCGCATGAGCTGCCTGACGAGAAGCTTGAGTACCGACGCGCCGACCCTTCCATCTTCAAGAACGAGGGAGGCCCCACCATTGCCGAGGAGCTTGGGCGCTTTGGGGTGTATTTCACCAAGGCAGACAACAACCGCCCCGCAGGCTGGCAGCAGGTACGGCTGCGGCTTGAGGAATATGAAGGGGCTCCGCTTCTCCAAATCTTTTCAACCTGTAAACACCTGATTAGAACCTTGCCTGCTTTGCAGCATGATCCCGTGAGAGCTGAGGATCTTGATACAACGGGTGAGGATCATGCGGCAGACGCTCTGAGGTATGGGTTAATGTCTCGCCCGTACTTCAGGGCTGCTCCGCGCCAACGTGAGCCACTACATGGCATTGAGCGTGCAAGCTTAGAGGAACTTTGGAAAACACAACCGAGCAAGAAAAGAGTGTGGTAGCCAGTGGCGCCGAGCTTGTGCGAAAGCTCCACGGTTTAGGGAAACTCTACGACAAAGAGTTCGAGAAGTGGGTCACGGAGTGTAAGCGCATCACTCGCCGATACCGCTCCGAGCGTGGCACGGGGATGGACTACGACGAGGACCCCACGGCGTGGTTTAACCTCTTTTGGGCATCCCTTCAGACCGCAGCGCCATCTCTCTACGCTCGCACGCCCGTCCCTCAAGTAGAGCGCCGATATAAAGACCGCGACCCGATTGCGCGAGTGGCTGCCGAAATCCTTGAGCGTGCCCTTCGCTTTGAGCTCAAGAGCTTCGACTTTGACGGTGCTATCAACGCAGCCGTGCTTGACCGACTCCTCTATGGCCGAGGCATCGCTCGGGTATATTACGAACCTAAATTTACTGAGATCGACGGCGTTGAGGTTAAGGAATCCGAGAACGTGCGGGTGGGATACATCCAGCTTCAGGACTTTAAGCACTCAAGCGGTCGAACGTGGGATGAGGTGACTCAGGTGCGGTTCCGCTCGTACATGTCGCGGGAGGAGGCTACGCAGCGCTTCGGCAAGGAAAAGGCCGCAAAGCTTAAGTTCACTCACGTCCCTGAGACCATGGAGGACGAGAAGACGTTCTCAAACGGCGAGCAGGGGGACTTTAAGAAGGCCGAGGTGTGGGAGGTCTGGGACAAGCCAACCCGCACGGTTATCTGGGTGTCGGATGAGATGAAGGATCAGCCCCTCGACATGCTGCCCGACCCGCTCGGGCTCGAGGGCTTCTTCCCCATCCCCAAGCCGCTCTATGGCACCCTTACCAACGACAGCCTAATCCCCGTTCCCGATGCTCGGCAGTGCAAGAAGCTCTACAACCTCCTCGATGACATCGAAGCGAAGATAGGCGCCCTTACCACTGACCTTCGCGTTGCGGGTCTCTACGACGCAGCGATGGAGGAGATCCCACGTATTGTGCAAGGAGGCGACAAGCTCGTCCCCGTGCGTAACTACACAGCGCTTAAAGCCCAAGGCGGGCTTGCGTCAGCGATTGAATGGTGGCCCTTACAGCAAGTGGTGGCAGCCCTTGAGGTGCTCTATCAGCAGAAGGACCAGACCAAATCAGATATTTACGAGATCACCGGCTGGGCCGACATCATGCGCGGAGCGACGGATCCGAATGAGACCGCAGCCGCTCAGCAGATCAAAGGCCGGTTCGCCTCTATCCGTCTGACCAACTCTCAAAACGACGTGCAGCGCTTTTGCCGTGACCTCATCGCGCTGATGGGGGAGGTCATCGCTGAGCTGTTTGAGCCTAACCAGCTCTTTGCTATGACGGGGCTTGAGTTTGTCCCTGGGGCAAGCCCAGAGGAGCAGCAGCAGAACTACCTAATAGCGTTGGACCTTTTGCGCGGCGAGCCAACAAGGCGCT